GTCTGTGTAAATCCGCCATCTCTTCGAAATGACGTCGCCACCGGGGATCGCTCTCCGCTGCCGCTTTCGCTTCCCATGGGGCGGTCTGCTGTCGCGAGGCGTCCGCCAGGCCTTCGTAAGACTTGATGCTGTCTACTGTGTGGTCCTACAGGCCGCCAAACAGGAACTCCGTGCCGTTAGCCCCCTTGATCACCGTCTGCTGCACATCGTAGAGATGGCCCAGGCCATGCCGTGCGATACGGTCGCTCAGCAGCTTGTGCACCGAGTCCTTGATGGACTTCTGAATCTCGCGAAAGCAGCCGATGCGCGTTGCCCGCTCGATGCCTCGGACCAACAGGGCATCAGCAATCGCCCAGCTCTTCGCGCCGCCACGGCCGCCATACGCCACCTTGTAGCGATGCGGCTCGTAGAGAAAGCCAAGCTTCTCGGGGACTTCAATCCTGAGGCTTGACAAGCTGCACCGTCACAGACGAAAGGAGCGGCGCATTGGGGTCGCCTGCCACTGTCATGGGCAACACCTTCCCCACAAGCGTGAGGAAGGCATTGGGGTTGTTCTCCGCCTACTTGAGCAGGTAGTCCTGTCCGCCAGCCGCGTCCAAGGCGCCGAGGATCATCGCCTTCACATCAGCGGTGAATTTGTTGGGCGTGCCGCGCTTGCGGCCACCTCGACGCTCTCCGGGCTTAGATCCTCGGCTCATTGCTACTCTTTGCTACTTCTGTGGTTAAGGGGTCGGGAACCAATTGCCGTCAAGGTAGTACTTCAGCGCAGCAGCGGTCTCGAACACCACACAGTTCTCGACCGGCTCGTCCTTGTTCTCCGAGATGGCGAAGCCGCCGTTCGGAGTCTTGGTCAGCACGATTTCCTTGTTCTACAGCCACGTCGGAATTCCAGCCATCACGGTCTTGCTCCTTTGGTTAGAACGGGAGATTTGTCGGATCGTCTTCGCCAGTGCCGCTGGTCTGCTGCGGGCGACCGAAGATGCCGGTATAGCCGCCCAGGCTGCCGTAGCCGCTGCCCAGGCCACCGCCGGACGAGCCGACGCCTGAGCCCACTAGGCCGCGGCCTTGGCCGTAGCCCATGCCGGCGCCGAAGCCACCGCCCGGGCTGAAGGACTGGAAGCCGCCACCGCCACCACCGAAGCCGCCTAGGCCGCCAGGCGTCGGTACTGGGTTGTATTGCGCCTGCATGCCCTGCGGACCCGCAAGCCAGTTCTACGGGATGTACGATTGGAGGTTGGGCATCTGCACAGGCTGGTAGTGCACCGGCATGCGTTCAAGCGGCTAGCCGCTGTAGGGCTGGCCTTGGTTCTGGCCGTTGTAGTAGCGGTTGGCGGCGAAGTTGGCCACCTGGCCGAGAGCTGGGTTCACGAGGCCCAATGCCTTGGAACCGATACCGGCGATGTACTGCCCCGGCGTCGCCCTCCACTGCCCCGAAGACCGATCATAGTTGTTGCCTGCGACGAAACGGTCCGCAATCCGCAGACCCATATCGCCAAGCCAGCTGCGGCCGTTGTCTGCCATCACTACACCTCGTAGCCGACCGGGTCGCCCGGCCACCAATGTTCATCAACCTAGGCCCCGCTTACGGGGTCGATATAGATGGCGGGGGCTGTTGGAATCGAACCAACGTTCTCCAGGTTAGAGCTGGATGCCTCAGCCACTCGGCCAAGCCCCATTTGATTCTTTCCGAAGATCGCGTCCCAGTTGCTAGCGAACGTGTCTTGATCCACGCTCAGCGGTCGCGGAGTGTCGCCCTTACCGCTCATACAGTTCGAATGATCCAGTTGATAGCGATGAAAGGAGACATGTTGTTCTGCGGTGTGGGCGATCCAGAGCCCGCGCTTGTGCTGGTCACAGTCGTGGACTGAAACCCAGTGACGCGGTTACCGCTTCCCAGAAGCGAGATAGTCGCGTCGGCGGCGTAGGTGGTCTTGTCGTAGGTGACCCGATGGGTATGCGCCGGCATCTGCCCGCTGGTCAGTGTGTGCGTCTCCGCGCCGCCCTTAGCCCTGAGAGCGCGATTCGTTCCCGTGCCTCCGCCCTCAGCCGTAGAGCCCTGCCCCACTCCTACAATCGACCGGCCGCGGCAGTCAGGCAGGTTGAATGTCTACACGCCATCGCCGGCGCCGTAGGTCGTACCGATCACCGCAAACAACGGCGCATAGGCCAGTCGGTCCTAGGCCGAGCCGTCGCACCACAGAAAGCCGTCTGGCAAGTCAGTGCCCGCAAACGGGAACATGAAGCCAGGGCCCAGAGCTCCAACTGTCAGAGTGCCGAACTCGCTCATATCTTCGCGTCTCGTTCGTCCCAGCCGAGCGGGAACTGAGTCGTTTCGATGGCATGCCGGTACGCCACCGCCAACGTATGCACCATCAGAGCCAAATGGAAGCTCATCGATTCTCCCAATCCACCAAAGCCCCATGCCGCTTCCGGCACACCGAGTACAGGTCGATCATGTCCGCCTTCCACGCGTTCCAGTCGTCACCGCTGTCGGTCAGCGGCTCAGGGATTGCAGGACACCGAGTCATGGCCTCACTCGGCGGCGTTGGCCGCGCGGATTGCCTCGCGCAGCCCATCAGCAACAGGCTTAGGCACATCGCAATGGCTAGGGTTCGCACGGATGGCCTCTTTGACCTTGGGCGCCTGGGGCTCGCTAAGGGCTTGCTGCAGCTTGCGGTTGAGTTCGTCGGTGAAGCGCTTGCTGTCCGCGGCGTCGGCGTTGCGCGATCGCTCGCAGGCTAAGGCCGCCTTGTTGTGGCCAGCTGACCAGCCCCAGTAATAGGTGCCCGCCAGAAGCGCAAGCACAGCGAGGACCCGCCAGTAGCGCAACAGGACTGTCACTTGATGATCGCCATCTGCTTAGGGGTGAACTCCAAAGTCGTCACGACCATCAGCCCGAACGACTCTCGTTCGAACAGGCCAGACACCACTGTTACGACCTTCCCGGCCTTAAACACGCCGGCGCCCGAGTCACCCTTCCAGCCGTTCGCGTCGATCAACACCACACCCTGCCCATAACCCGAAACCACACCGCGCCGATACTGATCGGACAGACCGCTTGGATTGCCCCAGTATTCGACTTGGTCGCCCTGTCCAAGCACCCCGCCGATCTGTGCGAACTGCTCGAACGCCAGGCTTACGACCAGCAGGGAATGGTCCTTACCGTCATCCTCTTGCCGGGCAATGCTTGCGACCTTGCCGTTGATATTCCGAAGGACGGCCCCGCCTTCGAGGCAGTGAGTCGCGGTAAGCACCGTATGCCGCCCAACTGCTGTACCGCTGCACAGACCGCCGTCCGAGAACTCAAGCCGCAAGGTGGTCGCGTGCGGATCGCTCTTCGGCCGCTCCGTCGCCCAGCTTCCGCCTAGCACCAAGACCGCAAGCAGGCACAGCGCTTTCATATCAGGCCCCGAGATTCCCCCTCACACATCGCCCGCTCTGAGGCCCGACGCTTGACTAGGCCAGGCAACTTCAGGCCGCGGGAGTAGATCCACTTGGACATCTCAGCGCATGCGCTAGGTAGCTGCCCCGCATTGATCCGCTTGGCGAGCGTCGAGCCGCACAGGGCCTGCCCGCCAACGTTGAACGCAAATGACACCAGCGCCGCCTCTTCGTGCGGCTTGAGCGGAACCCTGATGCAGCGCTTGACCTGCGACTGAGCGATCCGAATGTCCTGGGTCAGTAGCGCATCGCACTGCGCCTTCGTGTACAGCTGCCCCAGCCGGACCTCGGGACCGGTGTGGCCGTAGCATGCCGTCGGGATGCCTACGGGGTCTGCGTAGCCTCGCGGCACGTAGCCTTCGTAGTAGCTGATGAGGCCAGCCGCCAGGGCCAGTACACCGCCGCCTGCTGCAATACGCCCCTTCATCAGAACCCACCCAGCAATCGACAGATAGGCATCGCCCAGATCGTCATCTAGAAGCGGATCCAGTTCATTCCTTGTCCGCCTTGTTCTGCAACAGGTTCTCAATCCGGTCGAGCTGCGCAAAGATCCGCTGCTCCAGACCGTCGATGCGCTTCTCTGTGCCCTGCTGCTTGGCGTCCTGGACGTTCAACCGCCCCTCAAGCCGCACGAGCCACACGATGAAGCCCAGCAGCGGCACGATCACCGAGGCCCCTACGCCGATCATTTCGAGCACAACGCTTCCCCTGAGCGAGGCGCTGAGCCTCCGATATGGCGATGCCGGAATTCCGGCATCGGGTACCGATACGGGAATTCCCGTATCGGGTTTGGCGGCGTCTCACGACGGGGCCAAAGTGGTTGGCGGCCGGCGCTGATCTCCGACATATCTGTAGCCGGGACGCCGAGGCAGTCGTCCTACAGATCACCTTACGTGTGTGCCCGTCAGCCCGGGCATTCGCCAATTTGGATGATGCGGGCGGGGTTGGTTACCCGCTTTCGCGCTACGGCTGGGCACTTCGCAATGCCCTTACTAGTCTCGCCGTAAGACCTATCGGCCTCGTTCACCGCCCAGTCTTTCCTGGGCGTCAGCGTGTCCATCCACGCCGCCGCATCAAAACTGCATAGATAAATCGACCTACTTCCGGCGATCTATCAGATACTTATCGAAGAACCTGAATTTGTTTGTGAATGGATCAAAGCTCTATCGACTGCGGCCGGCCCCGGGTTCGGTTAGCAGGTTCACGTGCCCGCCTTCCTACAAATCCCGCGCTCGCAGGCCGCATGCGATAGAACTCAGTTCAACGAAACTCCATCAGGCGCTCCGCAATACTGCTTCAGAACCAGCTTCAGCAACGGCTCCACATGGTCGCCGTTCTGGCATCGCACGAACACCTGGCCATCGCGGACCGATACCACAAGCGCCACAACGCCCTCATCCGCACAGGCCCACAACAGGTCCTCTGCGACCTTGTCCGGGTCACTTGCGTTTGGCACGCTTCGCCGCCTTGCGCTCCACATGGAACAATTCCACAGGGGCGCTCGTCGCAGGATCGAACCGAGCGGCCAGCTCAACCGCTTCCGTTACCGTCTTGCCGCAGGCCATTGCCGCGGTCGCATACGGGCCGCCCGATCCGATTGCCAGGAACTCGTCCGAGAACTCCATCGGCTCCAGGGCCTCATCGAGCAGGAAGACGCCGCCGTCGCCATTAACAATCAGAGACTCGAAGTCGGCATCGTCGCCAAGATCGGGCCTCCCCTTCTCTGGGAAGCCCGCCTCGGCCCAACGGTGGATCTTGAGGATGTCTACCATCGAGCCACACGACCCGATCAAGCCACCGTCCTTCAGTCGCCGCACCTTGTGCGTACGAAGCTTCCGGGCGCCCGCCGAACACTGCGTGTCCGCAGCCATCGTCCGCGTCGCCCGGTCGTACGCAATCGTCGTCATGTCAGCGGCAGATCGTCCGGTCCGCGGTATTGACGATCACGTAAGCCTGCGGGTTCTTGCGGGCGGCCTTGTAGGCCCGCGCCTGGTCGCGAGTCTTGAACTTGCGGATTGCCTTATACTCGTAGACATCGCCCGCCTTGCCCGACTTCAGGCTGGCCGCGTAGAAGTCCACCGTTTCAGCCTTTGCGATTGCCCAGTTCATCGTTAACCTCGCGTGGAAAGGTGCCCGCCGGTTCTGGCATGTCAAGCACAACTCGCTCGAGTTGGATGACAGAGGCTGTGCGGGCATAGAAAATTCCCTACTTCTATTATCCGGCCGAAACCGGGGTCGGGTAATTTTCATCTCTGCGAACCTGCCAGTATTCAGCGAACAACACTGACCGGAACGTCTCCAGGCCGATCCACATGCAGCGTGACATCGGATCGCGGATTGCCTGATACGTCTTGTTCGAAACCCCAAAATGACTTGCCCGCGCATTCAAGCCGGCGGGATAGCGGCCGAAGATGACGTAGTCCAGTGCATCCCTGGATGCCTGCTCGATCCAGCCAGCCTTGGCTCGGACTGCGCCACTTACCCACCGGCGCCCGTTCTGCTTCTCCGCTGCCGCCAAGGCCTGCCCGCAACCAACGGCCCAAGCCTCAAGCTCTCGGTCGAACATGGTCGTTCCATTCGCGACCCGGCGATAGAGGAACCACCCCGGGAACGAGGTATTGAACTTCGCAGATGCCCGGATCGCTGCGGAGAGCGCTGCTTCGCTGAGGTCGTCCTGCGCAAACAGCACATCAAGATCTACTCCCCGTAGCTCCCAATTTCCGCCAGTGCCAATGGGCGCTTCGTTACCCATCACGCTGCTCGCGCCAAACTATACTTCTCCTTCGCCCCTCGCACATTGCGCTGGAGGAACCGCGCAACACTCATGCCCTCGTACTTGCGGCACAAATAGTCCAAGGTCAGCGGCATCTCGCAGAACTGGCCGTTCCGAACCTCGTTGAGGATGACGATGCCGCGCCAGTGCGCGTTCGCCGCCCCCTTGTATTCCTCGTCATGCAGGTAGGCCGAACCCGCCACGATGCCGTATCCGATCTTGCCGGTGGCGTACTGGTGGTTTCCCTGAAGCAAGCCCTGCTGGTGCCCTTGCACGAAGCTGCACCCGATCTTGGCGAGCCGATTCGCGATGGTCCCGCTGATCGGCTTTCCCGTGTTCGGATTAGCGAAGTAGTGGGCGTATGCCACGCCGTCCACCATCACGATGCCAGGCGAGCCGTTGCAGTACGGCACCAGCTCCCAGTCTGAGTCGTTCAGCAGGTGCAGGCCCACCAGCCCCTCAAGCACCGGGTTGGCGTCGATGTAGCGCTGCAGCCGGTTCTCGTGGTTACCCCTCAGCCGAATCATGCGCTTGGGCTTGAAGTCGGCCATGCCGTAGCGCAGCAGGCGCTCGCCCTCGTTCGCGGCCTCGATGTCCCGGAGCAGGCGCTGCCCCTCCTTGCCCAAGGTGCCAGGCGCCGAATGGGTCGAGATGCTCGGAAAGTCTGCGTTGTCGCCGATGTCGATCACCACATCGGGCTCGTACTCGCGGATCGCCATGCCAATCCAGCGGTTGTGGTGGAGCGGGACACCGGGCTTGAG